GAGTTGGATCACGAAGAATGATTAGAAACTACGAACTCTTAGATGAAGACCATGATGGAAATCAATTTATACAATTGACTTCCAGTCCATACTCAGGTATAATTTATACTTACGGTAGAGTTCGATTAGTTGAAGAAGAAGACCTACTGCGTGTTCAGTTTGAATATGACATTCACGAGAACCCAGTAGGCTTCGTCGATAGAGATAAGTTTAGAAATCATATCGGCGATATTCTAATCGACTTACTTGAAGAAAACCTATTAAAGAACAACGTAGTATATACAGGCGGAATTGATGAGAATCGAACAGCAGATATTGACCAATCTGATTCATAATGAGCACTATTGTCGTAAAGTAATTCCATTCCTAAAGCGCGAGTATTTTGGCGATCGTAAAGAGTCAGTAATTGTAACTCAGATTATTGACTTCTTTAACAAGTATAACAAACCTCTTACAAAAGAAATTCTAGCCATTGAGGTTAGTAATGTAAAAGGTGTCACTGATAAAGAAGTTGGTGACATCGGTGATTATATCAAGACTTTTGAACACACGCTAGTCAATGATGATTGGTTACTAGAGAGTACTGAAAAGTTCTGCAAAGACCGAGCGGTCTATCTTGCTATCATGAACTCTATCAAGATCTTTGAAGGTAAAGATCCAACTCTGAGTCAAGATGCTATTCCACACTTACTATCTGACGCACTGGCTGTATCTTTTGACAGCCATGTAGGACACGACTACCTAGACGACTTTGCAGATCGTTATGATTTCTATCACCGTGTTGAAGAAAAGATTCCATTCGACTTGGATATGTTTAACAAGATCACTAAAGGTGGTCTGAGTCGTAAGACCTTAAACATTGCCTTGGCAGGTACTGGTGTTGGTAAGTCTTTGTTTATGTGTCACGTAGCAGCTGGAGCTTTGACGGCAGGACGTAACGTTTTGTATATCACTATGGAAATGTCTGAAGAACGTATTGCTGAACGTATTGATGCAAACCTTCTTAACTTGACCATGGATGAACTAAAGGTTGTAGATAAAGATATCTTTGAAACACGTATCTCTAAGTTGAAAAAGAAAACTCAGGGTAAGCTAATTGTAAAAGAATATCCAACTGCCTCTGCTCATGCTGGCCACTTTCGTGCCCTTCTAGAAGAACTTAAACTCAAACGCGAGTTCACTCCAGATATCTTGTTTATCGACTATCTAAATATTTGTTCGTCTCAGAGGATGAAGTCAGGTTCTAATGTGAATTCATATACATTGGTTAAGTCTATTGCTGAAGAGCTTCGTGGTTTAGCAGTTGAATATAATGTTCCTATTGTATCTGCCACTCAAACTACTCGTTCTGGTTTTGCTAACTCAGACCCAGGACTAGAAGATACTTCAGAATCTTTTGGTTTGCCTGCGACCGCTGACTTTATGTTTGCTCTGGTATCAAGTGAAGAACTTGAAAACTTAAACCAGATTATTGTCAAGCAGTTGAAAAATCGTTACAATGATCCTAATTATTATAAACGATTCGTTGTTGGTATTGATCGTAGTAAAATGAAATTATATGATGTTGAAGCGTCCGCTCAAGAAGGTTTGGCTGATACAGGTCATGTAAAAGATGATAAACCTATCTTTGATAAGAGTGGGTTTGGTTCTAGATTACAGTCTGAGAACTTTAGCGGATTCAAGTTTTAAGGAGAGATAAATGGTAAAGATCATTGTAGCAGATAAAAAGTATGACTGTTCGCATTTGCTTGGACAATTTCTAGACGAGTCGCATTATGACTTGCTAGTTCAAGAAGACTGCGATGTTTATGCTCCAGTTGGTTCTGACCTTGGGTCAGGTACTTCTGGTTCAACAAACGACGAAAAGAAGATTATCTTTAAATTCCGTAAGAACTATTTTAGCAAAGAAGAACAAGATGCTGCATACATTGGTCTTCGTGAAGGTGCTGTTGAATCTCAAAATCGTGGACTAGCCGCAGGACCAAGAAACGCAAAACTACAAAACCGTGACTGGGTCACACCATTTCAAGAAGCAGTTGTTGATTATTATACCGATCCTTCTTCTAACTTAACAGGTGAAGATCCTATCGAGCAAATTCGTCAACAAACTAAGAACCAAGAATCAACTCGTGGTATTGTATGGCGTCTAGAGAAGATGAAAGCCAGCAACTTTAATTTTGATCAATGGCTTGAGAAGATGAAAGCGTCAACTATTGATGAACAGATTGAGTCAGCTAAATGGGTTGCTAAAGAACTAATCTCTGACACCACTTATGCTAATACAGTAAACTCTGGTATTGCTGGTTGGTTTGATCGCTATCCACGTATCCCATACGGTCGTGCTACAGCATATACCAAAAACAATCCTGAGAAGTTTGCTATGGCTTTTCCATTCCTACAATCTCTGGCTAAAGGTTTTAAAGACTTACTACCATGGCGCTATGGTAATCAAATGCGTGCCGCTGATAAATTGGATAAAAGATTCTTAGTTCCTGATACGCCATTTACAACTATTACTGTAAACAAAACTTTCCGCACTGCTGCTCATTATGATGCAGGTGACTTAAACGAGGGTTTGTCTAATCTGTTAGTTCTTTCTAACAACGGTAACTATACTGGCGGATACTTAATTGCTCCTGAGTATCGTGTAGCGGTTAATGTTCGCCCTGGAGATCTTTTGTTGATTAACAATCATGAAGTTATGCATGGCAATACTCCTATCGTTCTTGGTGACGAACAAGCCGAACGTATTTCACTAGTTTGTTACTTCCGCGAAAAGATGCTTGAACTTGGTTCTTGGGAATATGAACAGGCTCGCTATGAGTATGTTGAGTCTCGTCGTCTTAATAAAGAGCATAGACTCTGGAGACCGCTATGGAATGGTGTATCAGAAAATATGTGGGAAGAAAAAGAATGGTACGAATTTTGCGAGAAAAAGGTTGGTCTTGAAACTCTTATCAAGATGCACCCAAAATCAAACGCTGGTTCACTTGAGGAGTTCTTTGGATAATGTGCGCAGTAATTGGTGTTATTTTACACAACCCTTCCAAGCAAGATCTTGAAATTGTTAAGTTTGTGTTTCACGAATCCAAGATTCGTGGAATGCACGCTACAGGATTATCATACGTCAAGAATGGTGAAATCATTACAAAGAAGTTACCAGTTCCTGCTGATCAATTTCCTTTTAACTTTCCTGATTATATTAATGAAGATGGTAATCTTTATCTTGTAGGTCACTGCCGTTATAGCACTTCTGATCTTGAGTATAATCAACCAATCTCTAACAATAATCTTTCTGTAGTTCACAACGGTGTTATAACTCAAGAATTACCAGAGCGTTGGAAAGAGTTGTATGGTTACTCTTGTGAAACTAAAAACGATACAGAATTACTACTCCATACAATTGAAGATGGATTGTCTCCATTACAACATTGGAAAGATGCTAGTATGTCTGTTTGCGTTTTAAACAAAGATAAGTCTATTAAGGTATTCCGAAATGGTAAACGACCACTTTACTTGACTTCTTTAGGGAATGGTAGTATAATTACTTCTACTGGTAATATTCCAGCTAGAGTTGGAATACAGGCTTTGTCAGTTGAAGTTCCTGTAAATACCTATGTAACGTTTGACAATGAATTAACAATGATTGTCGAGAAAGAAACTATTGACGGAAGCGTAGACTATCAACATTATGAAGATACTGATTATTGACAATTTGTATCAGCCATCTAAGGCTGGAGTTATCGCCAATGGTGCACAAAAGTTTACCCGCAACCAAATGACTTTATTGTCTGAGGTTGCGGAAACATTTTATATTACTGCTAAAGGAAGTGACAAACAATATGCTAATCAGTTTATTCTTGATGGTTGGTTTGATTTATCTCTTGATACAAAGACGGATAAAGTTAAGCAAACTAAACGAGTCGCAGAAGAAATCGTAAAGATTATTAAGCAAGTACAACCTGACGTTGTGCTTGATTCGTCTTGTAAGCATATGAGTTCTATATGGCAAGACTATCCAACTGGTGTTATCTTTGAGCACTATCACAAGTCGTCTGCACCTCTTGGACCAGATACACCAGATAAGTTTGAAAATAAGAAAGCATACTGGGTTGGTGTATCTAAGTGGCAGGCTAAGCACTTTAATAACTACTTCCATGATACAATTTCTATCCACTACATTGACGAAGTTCCAAGTGAGATTAAACCTGCTGCTGAATATGGTATCTTTGTTGGTCGTTGGGACGGTGGTAAGTCACCTCACGTTGCTCTTAAAAATTATCTAAAGAGTGGTTCAACTTATCCTGTTAAATGTTTTATTAAGTTTGGCGGTCAGGAGATTCCTGCTAAAGAACTAGAGAACTTGCAGAAGTCACCACTACTTGAGTTCTTTATTGATGCACCTCGTCAACAAATTCTAGATGCTATGGCTGAAGCAAGGTTTGGTCTTGGTATGGGTAACGAGTCTACAGGTATTGTCTGTCTTGAGTATGCTACATTCGGTGTTCCTTATATTGTACCAGGAAATAAAGTAGTTGCTGAGATGGAACACATTCCACCTTATGCTTTATTCTTGGCAGACCGTAGTTTAGATACACCGATGCCTGAGCAGATTGCTAAGCATGTTGCTGAAGTGTGTACATGGACATATGCTGATCGCGCTGGATTGTCAAGGCAAGTTCTTGATACATATAACAAAGAACATTTTATTAATGAGCACTTGCGTATTATTCGACAAGCGCAAGAAAAATATCCAAAGGGGTTTTTAAGTGAAATTTGATACTAAACATTGGACATATGGTGTTGAACTTGAGTATGGCAATTGCGACCGCAAAATCAAAGATTTACCCGAAGGTGCTAAATGGAACACGCTAGATAACACCTGTGTGTCATCAACTGGTATTGCCAACGATCCTCAAGGCAAGTTATATGAGTTTGGCGGTGAGATTAATACCAAACCAACTTCAACTTCTGACGAACAGGTTGAGCATATTGCCAAGATCAATAAGTTCCTTCGCGATAATGGTCCATCACCTATTGTAAACTATCGTAGCAACTTACATATTCATATCCGAGTGCCAGGTCTTAAAGACGACTTGAAGGCACTTAAGCAGTTGCTAACTTACATTAACACATATCAAGAGCAAGCGTTTGCTATTGTAGAGAACATTCCTGTTCCAGACCGCAATACTTTGCCACCCTTAGAATATACATGGGCTAAGAAACGATACGATCGTCGCTTGACCTCGCATCAACACAAACTTCCTCAGAAGCGTGTTGAAGCCATGCTTGCTGCTACTACACCAACTGAGTTCTGGCACGAGCATGCACATAAAGACGCTAAAGGAAATCCTGCATGGTTCCAGTGTCCACGTGCTGGTATTAACTTACGTCAGCTGTTTGAAGAAACTAATACTATCGAGTTTCGTCATTTCCCAGGAACATTAAAGCCTGGTGAGATGCGCTCGGCTATTAATTGGTGCCATAACTTTCTACAACTAGCGTTACACTTTCCAGATACTGCTCCTGGCACTTTATTGGAAACACACAATTATACATTCCCACAGTTTGAACCCTATGAGTTTGAAACCGAGCAGGTCTATCAATATACTAATTTTGACAAGAACTCGCGCAAGGTTGTTGCTGATCGCCTGACTGCTATCCGTCAGCGTATTGATATTGATGATATGACTGTTTCTTCTAAGCAGGTCTATGATGTTATCCTAGATTTAGAGCGTGATGAAAATGAACAAGAAAGTTTCTTTGAATGAAAGTCTTATTTGTTTGTCATGGTAATGTAAACCGTTCTGCAGCTGCCGAGATTATTGCCAAGCAAGACTATCCACAATTACAGGTTAAGTCTTGCGGTCTTAAAACTACCAATGGTAAGATTACTGCCAAGAAAATGCGTGATGTTCTAGCTGAAGAAGGATATCAAACTGAAGGTATCCGTTCAACTGTTATTACTAAAGAGTTAGTTGACTGGGCTGATTATATTTTCTATATGGATGACGCCAACGAAAAGCGATTCATTGAACAGTTTGGTGAAATGAATAAAGCGCAAAAGTTATCAAATCTTGTTGCTGGGTGTAAAAAGATTCCTGATCCTGCTTTTGCAGAGGGTACAGAAATGCACAAGCAAGTTATCAATCTAATTAAAAGTGCTTTGAGTAAATGGACTATCGCCTAAAAGAAAACAGACGCGAAGCGTTCATACGGTGGTATGCTTGGTCTTTGAAATATGATGATTGTGACCCAGCGGTATGGGCTACAAAATATATGAACAAACGATACGAGCATAACGACGAGCAACGTCTGTGGTTATGTTGGCTGTATGGTAATACATATTATCTACCAACAGCTTGGATTTTAATGAATGAATTTCCAGACTATGAACTAGCAACAGTTGATAGAATGGAGCAATGGAATACTAATAACTTCAAAAGACTACGTTATCAGACGGACACAAAGTGGAACAAAGGTCACCTACCCACTATGTTTGCTTCTTATCAAAAGTTTATTGGTAATAAATCACAAAGAGAAATTTTGGAGAGTTACTATGGATCAACTGATGAAGAGAGCTTTAATAATATCTGGGAAGTCGTTAAGTCTAGCCTGCACAAGTTTGGTCGTTATTCCACTTGGTTTTATCTTCAGCATCTTAAGCATACTGCTGGTGTACGTATTACTCCTACTAGCCTCATGCTTGATGATTTTGATGGCTCTCGTTCTCATCGTAATGGCTTACTTCTTGCCCTCGGCAGGGATGACGATTACGATAGAAAACTTACTAGAGGAGATTATTCTGACTTGGAATCACAAGCGACCGAAATTCTTAAAGAAACTAAAGCCAGATTCCCAGAATTAACCAGTCAGATTGACTTCTTTACTATGGAAACCTGCCTTTGTTCTTTTAAGAAAATCTTTAGAGCAAAGCACGGTCGTTACTTGGGTTACTATCTTGATCGTCAGGCTGAAGAGATTATGCAGTGCGAACAAGATGGTTGGTATGGTATTGATTGGAATGTTATGTGGCAAGCCCGTGAAGAAACAATTGACCTTCGCCTTGACCAAAAGACTGGTATCAATAAAGAAAACTTTACTTATTTTTTAAATTCAGGTAAAATTGATAGACTGAATTGGATGTTTGATGATGAACAAATGCCATTGATTGGCTTGGAGAACTTTATATGAACCCAGATGATATTCTTAATTCCACATTAATAGCTAATCTTCCATCAGGAATAAATGCTGTTTCAAGTTGGAGTGAAGCTAATGTGGTAACAACAGGAGCGGTTGGTTCCTCTATATCACCACTGTCTATTAAACAAACAGTTGATGAGTTTATGGACGAGCATAGCTTGAATCGTTTTACCATAGATCACAAGGTTACTGCCCAAGAACTTATCAAGCTACAAGAAGTTGCCCCTGATTATATTTCTGAAATCAAAGATAACATCGCAAGAAACTTAGCACGTGACATTGCTAAGAAAGTTATGTTTAAAAAGAAGCATAATAAAGATACTGATGTTCATCACTTTATTGGTCGCGTTTGGGTATTTACTGATGAAGAACTCAAGACTATACTAAACGAGGTTATGTGATGTTTATTGAAAGAATCAAAGCTAATGATGAAATTAGCATTCAACTTATTAGAGCGGAGAAAAAAGTGAGAAAACTTATTGCGGTT